TTGGAATTGGTTTCATTTGCGTTCAATGTCCTCTTCTACGCAATCTTCTCCAAACTGTATTTCAATCAGTTTGAGTGGACGGTCAGTTTCGTTACACAGTTGGTGCCACTCGTTGCGGTTGATCCAGCATGATTCATGTACGGTCATATGATCTTTAAGATCTCTATCTGTGCTTGAATCTAGTGTGTACACTGCGGCTTCGCCTTCGGCCACAAACCAAAACTCAGAACGTTTGTCGTGCCGTTGCATGCTTAGACAAGTTTTAGGAGCAACAGTAAGTTCTTTGAGTTTGGTGTTGGTACCAACTTCGTGTAACACACGATAATATCCCCAGGCTCGCGAAGTCTTGGGTTTTTTCCACTCTTCTAAGATCCAGCTAGAACTGTTGGCTTTGCTAAACCCACCAATACCAAACGCAAACGTCAGTCGACGATTGTCAATATCCATTTCTGGAATATTTTTATCAGTTCTATCGCCACCATTGGCAAACACCAAATCAACATCAGTTGTGTCTAACATGCGTTGAATCAACGCTTTTGCTGATCCGTCAGTGTCATCAAAATCTAATACACGGTCAACACATTGCAGTTCAGACAACACTGCATAGCGTTCAGCATAAGGCATAAAAGGCCTGCCTTTTTTACGAGCAAGCCAACTATCGCTGTTAAGCCCAACTACTAGTTCATCACCCAATTTGCGGGCAGCCTGTAGATAGGCAATATGTCCTGAATGTAGTGGATCAAATCCACCAGTAACAATTACAATTTTTTTCATATCGGTATTTACACCTGGATATCCTCCATGCCAGCAGTTCTTAGGCGCACAATATGGCCCATTTGCCACTGTTTGGTATCCAAGCCCTTCATGATTCCTAACCAACGATTGCGTAGATATGCTACTTCGTTGATTATAGTTTCGTAATCAATAACTTCATCTTCACCATCCACATACTTTTCAGCATCTCGACTGGTAAGCGCACGGGCATATCCTTCCAGGTACTTTTGAAAGTGCTTTCTGCGTATTTTGCGCAGTTGTATATTGAGATAGTTTAATACAGCCTCAATTTCTTGAAGCTGGTTGTATCTAAACTCAGTCAAGCCCGGGAGTGCTGTGATGTTTTTTTCTACCAAGCCGCCAATACGACAGTCTTTTTTAGCATCGTCAAGCTCGCGCTCGTAGTGTGCTATGAAGTCTGGAATAGCATCAAGATTGGCAACAACGCGACTATACCACATTTTCTAATTCCTTTTCTAACCAAGGAAAAGTTTTCCTCCAGTTGGTGTTTCTTCTACGATCTTTCTCATCCAAAAACGTTTTTAATTTTAACATTTCTGTTGTATTTTTTTGACTATTTTGAAAACTTTGAAAAATTCCAGCCATGTAGTCTTGATTTATTCCCAAGGGCATTAACTGTAGTATTTTTTCAAAATCTTTGTCAAACACCCCAGGACCTAATATTCCTGGATTCATGTAGGTAGGTTGCGGGCTAACCACTGAGAAAAAATGTCCAATGGCTCTTTCTGTTCTCCACTCTGTTAGCCAGGACAATAGTTCAGGCATGGTTTTTATTGTCAACACACTGATGGTTTGGTTGATATTTACTGTTAACCATCGTTGGTCAATAATGACTGAAAAGTTTTTCAGCCACTGGCCAAGATCCAATCCCCATCTAACAAATTCTTGTTCAGGTCCAGCACAATCAATGCTACATGTTATATCAATTCTTTTTAGATGTCTAGTAGACAATAGTTTTTTAAATTGTTGTATGTATTCAATCAGCCGATTAGAATCAACCATGAGGTTGGTCACAATGTTTAATTCTAAATTTGGATGTGGATGGTTTTCAAAATAGTCTAAACATCGATCAAACTCTGATTGATAGAACGGTTCACCACCTAGCACATGAAGCCTGCGCAGTTTTAAACTGTTGTTAAACATCCATTGCCAAAATTTATCTACAATACTTGAATGTTCAGGATTGATTTTTATGTTTGTTAATTCTAATCCATTTTGATAAAAATTACCAAACTTATAATTTTCTTGATTGATCTTGCTACTGAGAGAAGGTAAGCAATACAAACACCCAAGATTGCAAGTGTTGTTGAAATAGACTTCTAGTATGGTAGGGGTAACTTCAACAGCTTGATTATCTACTACTAACTCACCTGGAGACAGATCTGGAATACCTAAATGCAGATGTCTATCACTAACGCCACCTGATTCTTCTATGTTACGACAATATCCACAACTGTTAAGTGGCCACTCACCACTTAACATGGCCTTTCGATCAGCTAATTTAATTGGTGTATTATGAAAATTATCAAACGTTGCTGAAGAAAAATCACTCCAGGCAGTTCTATGACAACTAGCTGTACGTGCCTGGTGTAGATATATCGTGCTCCAATTCCATTTAAGCTGACAAGCGGTGGCTGTTCTGATTGGAAAATACTTATTCATGCAACCACGATACAAAATGAGCGGGAAACACATCTAGTGTTATATTTCTTCTTGACGCAAACTCATTGATGTATTTTTTTAGATTTGATTTCTGTGTGTGAGTAGATTCTACTGCCAGTGTTGTAGATAATTCTCTGGTATAACTATAAAGACTTTTGCTAACAGGATCAAGCACACTGGCGCTGAGATAATTTGGATCCGTACAAAAATTAGTCAAATCATTTTCTGTCTTGAACTCTGACCAAAACTGTTCTAGACCATGTACTGTTAAATTGCTAATGACATTGCAAAATCTATATTTGAATCTTGTGGCAATCAACTCGAAGTTTTGTAAAAATTTATTCCAGGTGTTACCATAACGATTGAACTCATACAAACTGCCTACATTTTCGGCACTGATTGTAAAGGTAACTGTGTCTGGCAATTGATCTAAAATTTTAGCAAGTCGTTTGTGATCTACTCCTAACCCAGTAAAAATATCAACAGGGTAGTTTATACTGGCTACTAATTCTGGCAGACCATTATACAAAAATGGCTCACCACCTGTGATTTCAACATGTTCAGCTCCTTTGATGTTTTTTATCTCATCAAGTATCAGCTGATAGCTGTTGCTGTTTTTTATTGCGTTTTGTCCAATTTTTAACAATACACGATCATTGGTGTTGATCAAATATCTTGTTTCGTCAAGATAAGGGCCATTGGTATTGATGTCTCGCAGCCAAGCAGTGCTGTATTGTTTGCAACAGTACGAACAAGTTAAATTACAATCACTACCTAGCACAATATGCAAGGTCTGTGGGGTGGATACAATGTCTGCATGAGTTTGTTGTGCGGAACCCATTACAGTCCTGCGACTGGGCAATCCAGACCTTTCTGCACGCCAACAAGTGTCTTCACAGCTGGCAACAGGCAAATTATCAAGCATGTCTTGACGTTCTTGCTGAAGTTCAGGTGTATTGAACAATTGGCCTGAATTATTTTTTAACCAGTCTAAATTGATTTTTGAAGGGATGGCAGCACAACACGAAGCTATAGATCGTCTTTCAGGTTCTACAGTTGCCCACCAAAATTTTTGAGAACAATAATAATCTTTTTTGATTATCGATGTTGTCATTAATTTTCCCAATCGTCTTCGTTGTAATCTTCTTCCTCGGGGTCTTCTTCTTCGTCTTCTGCATAGTCTTTGTCGTTGTCAAGATATGCTGTGAGTGCTCGTTTGATATCACTGTCGCCTTTGAATGCGGTGCGAATATCTTCCACATCACTGTCATTGTCCATTAAAATTTGCACCACAGTTTCTGCTGCCTCTTGGCGATCGACTGTGTTTACAAATCGCTTGAGTTCGCCCCAAATTTCTGCTGCTATTGCTTCGCTCATTCTGCTTCCTCCTCGCCGGTACTTACCTCTTCTTTGATATTTCCAAAGTCTTTCATCACAGTATCAAGACAGTTGTCATCGTTGCGTTCCCATCCTTTGCGAAACTTCTTGATAATTTCACCGTGACTGGTAGTAAACACCAGGCTGTTGCCTTCTTTCTTGAGCAGACCTTTTTTCTCAATCAAGTCAGTAAGACCTGAGTATGGGCTCATACCTGTTGTGTAGGGGATCTTGACTTGCACGCCTTCAAACGGTTTGGCATAGCGTGTTTTCATAACCTTGCAGCCTGCACGGATACCCATGACATCAGTGATCTTGTTGCCGTCTTCGTCCTCTTTCAGCTTCATCTTCTTCATGGCCACAACAATTGATGAGGCGTAAATGAAACCTTGACCGCCTGAGATCTTATCATCTGGGTCAAACATATCCTGGCTTGCATATGTGTGGTTGGTACAAACCAAGCCCACATTATATGAACCAAACATGTTCACACAATTACGCACCAAGGCAGTGAGAGCTTTGGGCTTGCGGCCTAGATCACCCTTCATTTCGCCTGCATCAAACTGGTTCACATCAGTGGGTGTCAACAACATGCCCAATGAATCAATCACAAACATGACCTTGGGCCGCTCGCCATCTGGCAAGGCCTTGTAGTCACTCATGAATGTGGAGATAGTTTTGGCCACATCGTCAATCATGGCCATTGACAACTTGAGTAACTTGCTGTCACTTGTGTCAACACCAAGTGCTTTGAGCCAGTCCTCGTCCAGTGCGTTTTC